CTTTCTCTCAGGTTTTCCTCGCACCCGCCCTTCCGCTCCGTTCACAGTCAAGCCGACCATGTTTGATCGACTGACTGTGGTTCGGAGTCTCTCTGGAGTTGCGTTTGACTGGCGCAAATCTACCCTTGTTGAACAGCGCGATTATCTGTATCGTTTGGCGGTTGAGGCTTGCAATTCGATCGTCAGTATCAACCCCTCTGGCGCCAATGTGCTCAAGCCACTCCTGTATGACGCCAACCGCGGTGTGCCGCGAGTGCCCTCGTCGTACTCGATGTTTGGATCCATGGTAAAGAGGGTTCTGGATGTGGAAGCGTCTGAACATCGACTGGCAGACAACCACCTAGCCCAGTATGCAACCACGATGTCTTTGGCGGTGACCTTTTGTGAGAAGTTTGGGTTACATGAGGGCATGATTGAATTGTACGGTGATAGAGAGTTTGTGGAAGCACTCCGTAGTCCATTCGGCCCACGAGGGCGACAAGCTTACCAAACCCTAGACGCCGCTAATGAGAACATTAAGGATTTACTCACTGAGGAACTTCGCGCAGCCTACGACGTGTTCATGAAATGTGAGTGTCTACCCAACAAGCAAGGTCGTACGATTGTATCACTGCCTCCTGGCACTCAAGTGAATTTTTCAGCCACTGTGGACGCCATCACGAAAGTCTTCCACAAAATATTCGACGGGAAGAAAGTGTTCGACGATGGCATGCAATCAAACCTGAAGTTCCTTTGGCAATCCGCTCGGAGGTCAGATGAGTTGGCATCATTCATCGAGTCTCTCAGAGACTCTAAATGTGACGGATTGGCGATATCTGGTGATGACTCCGCTATGTTCAGCAGGCGATATACTTGCGATGATAGTGGTGTAGTCCATGAAGGTGAATTGATGTGCCAGGGCGCAGATTTCAGTGCTTATGACGCACACATGTCACCCATCATGTTCAACGCGTGCTGTTACGTCTTGCGTAAGATAGGTTGTCCTGCCCATCTCGTCAGCATGTTGATGATGAGTGTTTATACACCGTGGTACGCGAAGATCGGAAAGAAAGAAGGTACACCGGAGAGTGAGGCTTACTTATTCAATACACCGCCCGCCTTAGCCACCGGAATTGCAGCGACCGCGTTGTTTGGCACCTTGTCGAACGGGATCACACAAGTTGGAGGTCGCTGGAG